TGACTGATAAGATTGATACTGGTTATATGCTTCATGATGAACTTGGTTATAGGGATCTCCTTGTTTCTGATGTGAATAGAATTGATGGTGGCCCTTTCACTCAGTATAATTTTTATACTGATATTATAGGTACTTCTCGTCCTTCTGCTGTTAGTATGGAACTGGATAGTACGAGTGCTGATCATATTGCTTTGCTCAGAAATGAAAAGAAAGAACTTTTGACCACACTTGCTAAATATGGTGATAATGCAAATGCAATTGTTGTTATTTGTGGAGATACTTTCTTTGAGCAGCGTCTTGATATTGAAAGAAATGAATCCCTTGGTAGACCTTTGAAATCTACCATTGATTTGGCTTCAATGGAAGTGGACAGTTCTGATTGGGGTTCAAGCACTTTTAGATATGATTGGTTCAAAGGTGACCAGGACGGATTGATTTATATCAATTATGGTGCTGAAATTGTATCAGGTACTAAACTGATTGGGGATACTCTTGCATTTATGGTTCCTATAGGCGTTTCTAACTTCATGGGCAGAGCATTCGCTCCGGCGATGACCCGCGAATATTTAGGCCAGGAGGCTATGAAACGTTATTCCTGGTATACTATTGACAACCGGCAGGGAGTTACTCTGATTACTGAAGAAAACAAACTCTTCTTTAATAAAAAGCCGGATTTAATTAGACCTCTTGTAAATACATGATAAGCATTATTACACTGTTTAAAGGGGCAGAGATGCCCCTAATTTTAAACTTCAGGAGATATTAATGGCAACAATTGATCGTGATGTTTTAGAAGCAGATATTGACCTTTATATGCGTTCTGATAATGTTCTTACAAGTAATCAGATTGCAACATTGTATGAAAAAGTCATCACAACTGTAGGTGATGATGATGATAACTATGAAGAAGTCCTTTGCAAGAGCCTTAAAAGTATAGCCAATGTTAATAAAGCTAAAGCTACATCTTCTGGAGGATTAAAGAGTACAAAGATTCAAGGTAAGATAGAAGAATCTTATTTCCAAAGTGGAGAAAGAGAATCCTGGGAAGATTATTTAAATGCATTACCTGATGTCTGTGCTGAATTTGGTTATACAGGATTAACTCAATACACTACAGGTTTTATGTATATTTCCCCAGGTGATAATATTGAGGTCAATGATACAGACACATCTGATGATATTTATTCTGGTCTTCTTTATTCATTGTAGAATTAAGTAATGAACACATTTACAATAACTAATATAGGAATTAATTGGATAGATATTGTTTTTGAATTATCTTTAGAAAATAATAAAACTTATACTATTCAAAATGTATCCCCTTATCCTTTAGAGTTCAAGAGTTCTGACACTGAACCCACTGCTTCTGAATATGGGCTTGTTATTGTTCCTAATGCTTCTTGGTCAATTACTGTAGATCCTTTAACAAATTTTTATATTCGTAATCAGAAGAAAGATGACAATAAATTAGGTATTATCGCTGTTGTTGATTCGACTATTATTACAGGTTAAGGTGTAGCAGGAACCATAACTTATAGTGCTATCTCAGCAGGATTAACAATTTGTAGAGATTTAAGATTTACAGTGCCTGCTGGAAAGACATTATATTTAATTTCTGTTCATGTAGCAAGTGGAAAAGGTGGTAATACAACTAATTTGAATACTGTTATATTCACACCTAAAGCCAGAGAGTTTGGAGATAATGTTTTCATATCCAGAGGTGAGTTATTTACTATAAATTCAGCAATAGTTAGGCCGTTAAATATGTCTGATAAGTTTATAGAAAAAACAGATATTAAAATGAGTGTGCAAGGTGATTATGTAAGCGGTAGTTCAGTATACGTTGCGTCATTGAGAGGCGGGATAGAGATTAATTCATAAATATATTACAAATTTAGGTGAATTGTGTGAATAGAGATGATTTGAAGTGGTTAGTTGGGATTGTGATAGGTTTAATTATTGGCATCGGTACTTCTTACGCTACATTTACAACAAATGATGCAGTATTAGAGACAAGGATATCGCAATTAGAAGCTTGTTCAAGGCAGTATCAATCAGATATTAATATAATGCGAGTTGAACTAAGCAAAGTAAATACAGAAATTAAGAATACAGATCAATCATACAAAGCTTTACGATTAACATTGAAAGATGTTGCTGATAGTACAAAAGATGTTGCTCTTGCATTAGCAAGACTTGAAGAAAGACAAGCTAAGACAGATGAAATATTAAAGAGACTTGTAAAATAAATGACTTTAAAAAATTCAATCCAATATCTTATAAATAGATATGGTAGGAATCTTACTTTAAGATATATTACATCCACTGGAATTGATATAATAGACCCAAGTGATTCACCTATTATATCATACTCAGATCTTAATATTTTAGGGTATCAATCTTCAATAAATTATATTGAATCAAATGGGCTTATACAAGAAGATGATATTAAATTATGTGTAGGATATTTGGATATCTCTCCATCATTGGATGATAAAATTATAGACGGTTATATTCATTATAATATTATAAAAATAATACCTTATTATGATAAAGATGAAATAATTTATTATGAACTAATATTAAGGAAATAAGAAAATAGTTATTTACGAATTATTATGAGCACTAATTTATCACAATTTATCAACGAAATTAATACTGAAAAAAATAAAATAGAAGACTCTATGTCAAAAATAATAAAAGATATAGTAAGAGCTATTTTTGATAAGACATTATTACCAAAACAGTCAGGGGGTGCCCCTAAAAAAACTGGTTGGTTAAGAAGTAATATATTCGTAAATATTAATAATTCTATATTAGATACTGTGGGTTCAAAGAGGAATGTTGATGTAACAAAGAGAAATAGGTTATTCAATATATTTATAAACACACCTACAAGGCTGATGTTAAACTCACATAATATATACATAACATATACTGTCCCTTATGCTAAATATGTTAATGACGGAACAAGTAAAATATCTCCTCAGAAATTTAAAGAAAAAGCATTACAAAAAGGAGAGGTTGTTTTAAGAAATAGTAGGATAATCTAATGAGCACAAGAACAGAGATAAAAAACACGTTGCTTTTAGAATTTTTATCAGAATTTGATACAAGTATCCCAATATCATTTGCTAATAAAAACGATTTTTATTTAACAAGTGGCATAAAAGTAAGCAAACCTTCTAATTCAGCATACGTTAAATTCTATATAATGAATAATACTACTGATCAAGTAAGTTATGGATCAGAAAATAATAGAAGATTTGAAAGATCAGGAATTATTACTTATCAAGTTTTTATACCTTCAAATACTGGTACTAAGGTTGGTGATGAATTATGTGATTCTATTAATTCTATATTTGAAGGAAAAAGATTTGATGATATTTACTGCTATAGAGGTGAGTGGGAAGAATCTGGAATACAAGATAATGGGTTTTTTATGTTAAGTGGTACTATATACTGGGTTTCAGACGATATAATATAATTAAATAAAACAAGGGAGATAGTTTTGGCTTCAAAAACTAATAAAACTACATTAGCATTTGCTGTAGAAGAGACGATAGGTACTTTACCAACTACACCTGATTGGATAGATTTAGAAAGGAACGATCTTACTGATTTTGGTGCTACTCTTACTACTACACCGAGAGATCCTGTCAATCAGAATAGGATGCAAGAAAAAGGCGCAATAACTGATCTTGATAGTACTGTCGGATTTAGTACTGATTTAACTTATAGTGCTTTTGATAACTTTGCTCAAGGATTTTTTTATGCCTCTTGGAAAGAACAAACATCTTTTAGTCCAACTGCTGTAACATCTACTGGCTATACAGTAGCATCAGGAGGGGATCTTACTGAAGGGACTCTTATTTATGCTAAGAGGTTTCAGGATTCAAGTAATAATGGATTAAAAGTTGTAGGGGCTTTGAGTACATCTACTGAAATAAAAACTACAGGGCTTGTAGCTGAAACATCAATACCTGATGGTGCTGTTGTAGAAATATGTGGTGTTCAAGGAATATCAGGTGATATAGAACTCGATAGTGATGGTAATCTTATTAGTACAACTTTAGATTTTACTGCATTAGATTCAACAATTACTGTGGGTCAAAGTATTTGGGTTGGTGGATTTACCACAGATACTCAATTTGCAACAGCAGGTTATGGTGGTTTAGCAAGAGTTAGAGTTGTATCCGCTAATAAAATTACTCTTGATAAAAGAGATTGGACAGTTGGTGCTGCTGATGATGGCACTGGTAAAACAATACAAATATTGATAGGATCTTTTATAAGAAATGTGTCCCAAGACGATTCTGATTTTTTAGAAGAAACATATACATTTGAAGCTAAATATGAAGATCTTGATGCAGGTAATGATACTGTTTATGAATATCCTAATGGGTGCAAGCCTAATGAAATGTCGTTATCTTTTCCTTTAGGTGATAAAGCTGGTATTACATTTGGTTTTATTAGTCTTGATACCCCTGTCCCTACTACATCCCAAGAATCAGGAAATAGATTATCAGTATATGATAGGAAAGCTTACTCAACTGTAAGTGATTGTCTAAGAGTTAATATATATAATAGTTCAACTGCTGCTTATACAACAAATTTTAAAGCTTTGGATATTTCTGTAGCAAATGGTGTAAGTCCAGAAAAAATATTATGTACTCTTGGTGCTGTTGATATGAATATTGGTAAATTTATAGTAACAGGAACAACTCAGACTTTATTTACTGATGAGACTGTTTTGTCTGCTGTTAGGAATAACGAAACAATCAGTCTTGATTTTGCAATTGAGAATGACGATGGTGTATTACATTTTGATATACCAAGTGGAACTTTAACTACTTCAACTAAATCTTTTCCCGCTGATGAAAGCGTTTTAATTGATTTTGACATTTCTACTCATAGAGATGAATTTTTTGATTTTGTTTTTAGTTGTACTAAATTTCCAGTTCCAATTGGTGTTCTTAATGAATAGTTTTAAAAAATAAGTTAATTAATAGATTATAAAATATAATATTTGGGAGGTAATGCATGAACATTTATGAAGCTTTTAAAACGAATAAAAAAGAAGAGGAAGAAGGTAAATGGATAGAATACCCTGGGCAAAAGACTAAGGTTGCAATAGCATCAACAAGAAATACCCTTTATAAAAAAGCGCTTACTGATGCTTTGAAAAAGATTAATAAGGCATCATTTGATAATTTAAGTGATGAAGAAGAAAGAAAACTTTGGTATGAGATATATGCTGAATCTGTAGTTAAAGATAATAAAGTATTAATAGATAATGAATATAAGCAAGGAATTCTTTTAGAAGATAAGAACGGTAAGTTAGAATTAAAAGAGTTCAATAAAGGTAATTTAATTAAATTATTTACAGCATTACCGCAATTATTTGACGATATTAGGGAAGTATCTGGTAACTGGACTAATTTTAGATGCGAGGTTGAAGAAGAAAAGTTAAAAAAGTAGTTAAATTTCTTCAATGGTCTTTAAGGTACGGAGAAGAAGAGAAAGTTGTAACTTCTTCTCCACCTAACAGACTAAGAAGAAATAAAACTGTTGAAAAACCTAAATTTTTGAAAGATAGGCCCGATTTAGATATAAGTTTATTATGGTATTGGGACAGTTTCAAAGAATTGAATTCGGATCGTAATTTTGAACAAGGTGAAATTCCTTGGAGTTCTATAGATAATTTTTGTAAACGATGGAATATTAACACACCAGATGAATTTGATAATTTCGTATTCTTTATAAGAGGTATGGATAAAGTGTATCTTGAAGAGCAATCTAATAGAATTAGAAGGGATTTAAAAAAATAATGACTCTTAAAATAGACATAGATACTTCTGGTGTTGTTAGAGCAGAAAGGGTAATTGATAGATCTTTTAAAAATATTATTAGATCCGCTAAAGATTTGGATAATCAATTAAAGAGTGTAGATGGAAGATTAAGAAGGTTCGGAAATCTTAATACATTTAATGTTGGGCCTATTGTAAGAGGCTTGGCAAGTATAAGAGATGAAATAGTTGACCTTAATGTTGATTTAAGAACTGAAATAGGACTTTTACAAGATTTAGTACGAAATCTTAATAGAGTTGGTGATGGTTCTAATAATGCATCAAGTGGTATGAATGCATTCTCAGTTACTGTAGGTAGTTTAGCTGCTACTGCAATATCTAAATTACTTGGGTTATTAAAAGATTTAATAACTATTCTACCTAAGACTGCTGATGAATGGACTAAAGTAACAAATAATATAAAAGTATTTGCATCTGAATCAGAAAATTTAAGACAAACACAAGAAAGTTTGGTTGATATTGCTATTAAAACAAGGACAAACTTAGTAGCGCAATCTAAATTATATAACAGATTAAAAATAGTTTCCAAGAATTTAAGTCTCTCTCAAAAAGATATCCTTCAAATTGTGACTAATGTTGGTAGGGCTATTTCTATCACAGCTACATCGACTCAAGAAGCAAGGGGTGCATTAATACAGCTTTCACAAGCTCTTAGTCAAGGTACAGTAAGAGCAGAAGAAATGAATAGTATTATGGAAGGTACACCAAGAATTGCTCAAGCTGTAGCAGATGCATTAGGTATTCAAGCAACAGAAGTTAGACAACTTGTATTAGAAGGTAAATTAGCTTCTGAAACATTTGCACTTGCGTTAGAATCACAAACTATAGAATTAGAAGAACAATTCAATCAGTTAAAATATACCTTTACATCAGGTCTTGAAACTTTAAAAACAGGATTCGTGGAATTTGTTGGTACTTTAAATGAAACTACCGATATTAGTGAAAATGTAGGCGGCTATCTTGAAAAAGCTGGAAAATATTTATCTCATATAGCCAGGGGGTTGAAAGAACTGAACTTAGATGCTCTCCAAAAATCAATAGAGGAGAGACTTTCAATTCTACAAAGAGGTAACTTTGTAGAAATAAAGACAAAATTAATACTTGATAGTACTGATTTAAGTAAACAAATTCAAACAAGATTAGATTTTATAAATAAAGATATAGATGTACAACAACAAAAATTACGAACAGGATTTTCATTCAGTAAAAGAGAACTTAATAAGCTTATAGAAGAAAGACAAAAACTATTAGATCTCCTTTCACAAGAACAGATTATCCAAAATTCATTGTTGCAGTATGAAAAAGATATTAAGAAAGAAAAAGAAGATAAATTAGCCCTGGATGCTAAAAAAGCACAACAGGATTTAGAAAATCTTAAAAAAAGAAAAGAAGAATTAAGATTACAACAAGAACAGACAAGACGTAATAAAGAGTTAGCACCTTTAAGAAAGCAATTAAGACAAGATATAGATTTAATGGTAAAAGCTCAATCTTTATTAAATAAAGAGATGAGAAAAGATATTCCTATAACAGAAGAAAGAGCAGCTTTATTTTCAAAACTTAGAACTTATATAGAAACTGGTAAAACTTCTTTAGAAAAATTTGAAAAATTATTTCCTAAATTTCGTACAGGTGCAAGAGATGCTGTAGATGATATTACTGATCAATTAAAAGATCTTGATAAAGAAATTAAAAATTCTAATAATACTTTTGGACATTATTTAAATATTCTTAAAGAAGAGAATAAAGCTATATCAGAAGGAAAAAGTAATAAAGACGCTTATAATAAAGGATTAGAAATATCTAAGAAATTATTCAGGGATTTGACTTCTGTTGAACAACAAGAATTGAATGTACTTTATGCAAAGAGAGAAGAACTTAAAAAACAACAAAAGATAATACAAAATATTAATTCTAATGTTATAGCTTATCAAAGAACTATAAGCACTCTTAATACTCTTTTATTAGAAGATAAAATTTCAGAACCTCAATACGAAGTACAAAAATCAAAAACACCACTTGTCAGTGCAGTACAAGATGTAAAATTTCAATTAAATCCTGTATCTGGTTTTGGAGATATAGAAAGAGAATTAGAGGAACAACGTACCTTATACAATGAAAGAGCTGTTATATTAACCGAAGCTCTTAATACTGAATTAATAACTAAAGATGAATTCAGAACATTGGATCTTGAGAGAGAAAAGCAATACAATCAAGCAATAATAGATGCAAACATAGCTAAAAATTCAATAGTACTTAATAATGCTTCGTCATTATTCGGAAGTTTAGCATCTATTTCTGCTGGTTTTGTTGGAGAAGAAAGTGGTACATATAAAAAGTTATTTGCTGTTTCTAAAGCTTTTGCGATAGCTGATACATCTATTCAAATAGCTGATGCTACTGCAAAAGCTTTAGCAAGTGGGCCATTCCCAGCTAATTTAGTTGCTTTTGCTGAAGTCGCTGCATTGGGATCTACTTTAATATCTCAAATATCAAGCGCTAATTTTGCTGGTGCATTTCAGAATGGAGGAGAATTTAGAGTAGGTGGATCGGGTGGGCCAGATAGTCAGTTAGTTACACTTAAAGCATCCCCAAGTGAAACTGTATCAGTAAGAACACCATCACAACAAAAAAGATATGAATCATCTAAAACAACTGAACAAAAACAACCAGACATAAATCTTAAAGTAGCTAATATTTTAGATCCATCTTTAGTAGGAGAATACTTACAATCAAGTCAAGGTGAAAAAGCATTTGTAAATATTATACAAAGAAATTCAAGTGTAATAAGGAATATATTAGGAAACAGATAAATTTAAAGGATGAATAATGGCATTTCAATCAGGAACAATAACTGCTGACGGTGTGACGACATTTGGGTATGATTTATTATTTGATGAATTAGTGTCTTTTTTAACTACTAATACTGATTTAGTAACAGCAGGACAAGAATGGACTACTGAATATTATGATGCTACTGGGTCTACATCGACTAACAGATATGTTTACTTGAATGGTCCAGGTCTTGCTGGTACTGATGAAATACATGTAAATATAATAAGAAGAGCAATTACAGGAACAACTTACCCTGTTTATAATTGGGCTGTGAGAGGTGCTACTGCTTATGATTCTGAAGAAGATTTTAATAATCAACCAGGAACAAGTAATACAGCAGAATTAGTGCTTTGGGATGAGAGTATGCCCTATTGGTTTATGGCTGATGGTAGAAGATTTATTATGGTAGCTAAAGTATCTAATTTGTATATCAGTCTATATTGTGGATTTTTTTTACCTTATGCAACTTCAGATGAATATCCTTATCCTTTAACAATTATAGCATCCTCAGATGATCCTTATAGAAGTTATTTAGAGAGTGTGGATAGAATAGCAGGATTTTTTAATCCCACTTCAAATGAAACAACTTCTTATGCACCAGGATATGTTAGATTACGTGATGGCACTTGGACTGGTATTATTAATGCCACATCAACATCTACTAATAGATATGCAAGGATATGGCCTTGGTACAATGCTGATGAAGTAAGTAATATGGATGATATTAATATAAAAGGAAATTATGATGGCAGTTTTACATTAATTCCTTCCATATTACATACAATTGATTTTATAGATTCAAATAAAGGTGCTTGCTTAGGAGAGCTTAGTGGTGTGTATTGGGTTTCTGGTGGTTTTTATAATGAACCAGAAGATATTATACAAGTTAGTTCTGATAATTATCTTGTAGTCCCAAGTGCAAATAGAATAGATTTTAATGATTTTGCTGCTATAAAGGAAGAATAATGGCATATTTAACTCCAGTTACTACTGTAAACAATTTAGATGACTTCATAGATGGTTTTGTAGGTTATGGTGTATCACAAGGTGTATTTACAGATGAAGGTATATCTAATGGAATAAGACGTGTATCTAAAGGTGGAATATATTGGAATTTTAGATCTGGATCATATACATTTAACAGTGCTACTATATATTATGTAGAGGGTAGGATGACTTATGCATTGCCTACTGATAGCTCTACTTTTCTTTCTGTAGCAGGTCAACATTATACAACAAGGATGATGGTATGGGGGTACAATGGACCGTACACTGCATATTATTCTTTTAATCATAATGATTGTATTCATAGTGTTTTAGAAGTTTTGCCAAATGTCTTTGCTCATTTATCATACGGAGTTATAGATAAATTTGGGTCAGGTTCATGGACTGGAGGAGAATATATAACTGCCTCTGGATGTGCTGTGTATAATGAGGGATATGGATATTATTATGATTATCAACATAATGCTTTTCCTTTTGATGGTGGATATGGTGATAGATTTGGTGATTACTCAGGTTCATATCCAGGATATGTAAGAAGGTCTATAGGGGGATCAGATTATACTGATTTTGCAATTATAGGGAGAACAGTAGTAGATAATCAGAGATGCAGGATGATGACAAGAGGTGGTATTTTTCAAAACTTAGTTGAGAATTTTTCTCCTAATGAATTTAATATGAGATCTG